AAAAAGCCAAAATGATCCTAACAAAATAGTAAAGATGCCTAATGGAGAAATTAAAACTTTAAAAGACTATTTCCCAGACGGCATACCTGAAGAATTTGATTCTCGCGACTACTCTATTATTCGTATCCCATATGAAAAAATCCCAAAGGGATTTATGGATGATAAAATTGTTGCTCGCGCAAAAGCTACGGTACATAGTTCTATCTATTTAAAAGAATATGGAGCAGTATTTCCATCTGATTCTGATGGATTCTTTAAAAGAACATTAATCGAATCTATAGTTGCCCATTCGCGAAACATAAATTCTCCACATTGGCCTACATGGTGTCCCAATGAATTCGACCCACTTCTAAGGGGCGCTCCAGATAAACAATATGTCATAGCAATTGATCCCGCTGCTTACCAAGATAATTTTGCTATTATTGTATTAGAATTATGGCAAGATCATGTTCGTTTGGTACATTGTTGGTCTACTAACCTTGCCGATTTTCAAGCCCGCAAACGTGCTGGCCTCATACAAGAGAATGACTACTATGGTTTTTGTTCTCGAAAGATTAGAAACTTGGCTAAAGTTTTTCCTAGTGAGAATATTGTTATTGACGCCCAAGGTGGAGGTTTATCAGTTGTAGAAGCCTTGCATGATCCTATAAAGTTAAATGAAGGAGAAGTTCCTTGGTGGCCTACTAATGCAATACTTAACCCAGATAAAGATCTTGATACAGATGTAGAAGCTGGTAAACATATAATACATTTATTCCAATTTGCCAAGTATGAATGGGTAGCAGAAGCCAACAACGGTACTAGAAAAGATATGGAGGATAAAGTTCTTATATTTCCTCGATTTGATACTGTTCAATTAGAAATATCTGGCATAAAAGATGCTGAGTTAGCTAAGAGGCTTAATGTTGATAGGTTGTTTGATACGCTAGAAGATACTGTTTTAGAAATAGAAGCTCTTAAAGATGAGTTGTGTACTATTCAAGTTACACGTACTGGTACTGGTGTTCAAGGTAGGGAAAGATTTGATACTCCAGAAACTACTACCGCAGAAGGAAGAAAAACCAGAATGAGGAAAGATCGTTATTCAGCATTGGTGATGGCTAACTTCATTGCACGCAATATTCAACGCGCTCCTGCTGCTGTAGAATATAATGTAATAGGCGGATTCGCCCATCAGATTACCAAAAAAGAATGTAAATCTGAAGATATGTATGCCAGCGGACCAGACTGGTTTATAAAAGCCATGAATGCCAAAGGTAGTAAAAACGTAATTTCCTCAGTAAAAAGAAATGATGGTGTACAATAGTATTGTGATTCAATTAAATTCAAAAACATTCGTATTGATATTCGGACACTTTTATGACTAAAAAAAGACAATATCCAAGAAGCAAAGAAAACGTAGTTGCAAACGTCATGAGTAACGACGCTTATACAACGTGGAATGATGATGCTAGTAAAGAATCCGCCATGGCTTCTTTGACAAATGCTGTTGATGAATATTCTGGAAAAGTATATGCATCAACAAACTATAGTACTCGCGATATAGGCGGTTCTGGTATTTCTGGCAGACAAGGACTTACAAACGAAGGATACGAAAACTTTAGACCAAACGAAAGGTCTAGATTTAGAAACATAAAAGAGACTATATTAGCATCTGATCAATGTTATAAAGTACATGGTATTATACGAAACATAATAGACCTTATGGGTGATTTTGCTTGTCAGGGTATTCGGCTGGTTCATCCAAATAAAAGGATAGAGAAGTTTTACCAAAATTGGTTTGATAAAGTTAACGGCAAAGAGCGTTCGGAAAGATTTTTAAATTATACGTATAGACTGGGTAATGTTGTTATAAGAATTCAAACAGCATCTCCAAGCAAGGCTGCTAAAGATAGATTGTATAAGACTATGGCTGGGCTAGAAGAAGCAAAAGCAAAGCCAGATATTAACATGGAAGATTTAAGGATCAAAATAGACAAAACAGAAATACCAATCAAATACACCTTCCTCCACCCAGTAACAGTAGATGTTGTTGGCGGCCCTCTTGCAAATATGGTTGGTAAGCCTCAATATATAATAAAAATTCCAGAGAAGCTTAGGCGTCTTATTCAGAACCCGAAAAGCGCAATGGAAAAAGAAATTGTTAATTCTTTACCACGCGAGATTAGAGAAGCGGCTAAATCACGCAAGGGTTTTCCTCTCGATAGCAATAAAACAAGAGTTTATCATTATAGAAAAGATGATTGGGCAGACTGGGCTGATCCTATGATTGGTGGTATCTTACTTGATATCTCTCTATATGAAAAATTAAAGCTTGCTGATCGTGCTGCATTAGATGGTGCTATTTCAAATATACGTATATTCAAACTAGGAAACTTAGAGCATAAAATAATTCCTACTGATAAAGCAGCATCTAAGTTAGCATCTATATTAGAAAGCAATACTAATGCTGGAACATTAGACTTGATCTGGGGACCAGACATTGAACTTATAGAAAGCAAAACTAGTGTTCATCAATTCTTAGGCATGACTAAATATGAGCCAACTTTATTGGCTATCTATGCTGGAGTAGGTATTCCTCCGACTCTTACTGGTACATTCGGAGCTTCTGGTACTACTAATAATTTTATCTCTTTAAAGACATTCATCAAGCGTCTTGAATATGGGCGAGATCTATTAACACAATTTTGGAACGAACAGATTCGTGTCGTACAAGAAAAAATGGGCTTTAGGTTTCCTGCTAGGATAGAATTTGATTTTGATGATTTGGGCGATGAGGCTTCTGAAAAAGCATTACTTATTCAACTGGCAGATCGTGATCTTGTTAGTCAAGAATTCCTACAACGTAGGTTTAAGCACGATCCTGAGATGGAGGCTGTAAGAATCCAACGAGAAACAACTAATAGGCGTAAGGATAATACCGTTAACAAGGCTGGTCCTTTCCATGATCCGCAAATTAAAGAGTCTCTTAGAAAAGTGGCCTTACAAACTGGTGTTGTTACCCCAAGTCAAATAGGTCTTGTTCTAGACCCTAATAAATCTGGTGAAGTTCCAGCTATAAAAATGAAACCAATTCCTAATGCTGGGGCAAAGCCAGCAGCTAAAAAGGGAGTTCCACAACAAGGTCGCCCTAAGAACTCAAAAGACTCCACAACACGCAAGACTAAGACGTTTAAACCCAAGGTTAAAGCATCTTTAGAGCTTTGGGCGCTTGGAGCATTAGAGCAAATTGATGAAATAGTTAACCCAGTTATACTGAAAACTTATAACAAAAAGAATATGAGAAGTCTTAGCGGTGAAGAAGCTAGTGATACAGAAATGATAAAATTTGGTATTTTGTGTAATTTAGATCCATTTGATAAAATAGAAGCACAATCAGTGTATAATTCACTAGAAGATAAGTTGCCAAATAATATTAAAGACGCTTATAAAGAACTTTGTAATATTGTTTCTTCTGAGTTAGACAGAAAGCTTAACATAGAAGAAAGAAAACATTTGCAAGTTATTTCATATCAAATACTAATAGGAGAAGAAGATGGCTAAAACCATAATAGAAGTAGATACAGAAAAAAGAACTATTGCAGTATCCATTGATGGAAAGAAAATATCTAATGTATCAGATGTATATGTTTCTGCACCTAGTAAAGATTATGACTATTTTTCAATGCAAATAGGAACAATGGAAGAAGGTGAAGATATCAAAAAACGCACAAACTATTTTGCTAGTAGTTCGGAAAAATGGGAAGTAAAAGCTTCGGAAAATCCAAAAGAAGAAACTGTACACAGGGACTTGGCCCAAGTGTTATTACAAAGAAAAATAGACTAATTTAAAAAAGTGGTGTATAATTCAAAATGATATTCTATAAAGACGAAGTATGTATTAGTGGTCTTATTGATAAAATTCAAGCCAATTCCTCAATAGCATATACATCCCAACTACAAGTTTGGGAACCTGATAAACAAGGTGCTGATCATGGCAAAGCTTGGGCCAAAAAGATGGTTGGCGATTCTACTAAAGCGTCTATCTTAGATGATGATCTGTTCTATACTAAATCTATTTTAGTTAGCACAAACTGGAACAAAAACGACGATGTGTTCGATAGGGTAGAGGTTTGGAGTGCTAGAAATACACCATCTCATAAACGTACCAATATCGAACATAATGAACATAAATTAGTTGGTCATATAACTGATGTATGGGCAATGGATGCTAGTGGTGATGTCATTTCCGATGATACGGCGATTGATGATCTTCCTAATTTATACCATTTAGTGAATGGTGCTGTAATCTACACTAATTGGCGAGATGAAGAACTTATTGATCGTACTACGGTATTAATTGAACAAATACAAAAGGGTGAGAAATTTGTCTCTATGGAAGCATTATTTAGTAACTTTAGTTACGCGATAAGAACTCCAGAAGACGAATTTCATATTTTGGCTCGGTGTGAAGAAACCTCTTTCCTTACAAAGCATTTACGCGCATATGGAGGGGAAGGAGAGTTTGAGGGTTGTAAGATTGGTAGAGTTATAAAAAATATCGTTTTCAGTGGCAAGGGCTATGTTGACAAGCCAGCTAATGACGAAAGCATAATACTACAAAGTGGTACTTTGGCTTTTGATTTTAGCAAGGCTTCGTCGAAAAATCCTTTTAAACAAGAAAGTGGTGTATCATATTCATATGCAGAAACCTTAAACACGTCTAAACAAGAAGAAGGTATTATTATGGCTGAAACTACAATGAATGCAGATTTATTGCAGAGGCAAAATGATAAACTTGAAAAGACTGTTTCTACATTACAAGCTAAAGTTGAAGAACTTCAAACCCAAGCAACTGCCGATGGCATCAAAGACTTGGAAAATCGCATAACTGAGCTAGAAGCCGAAGTGCTTGAAGCAAAGAAAATGACCGATGAAGAAAAGAAGAAGTTTGCAGAAATGCAAAAAGCTAAATCTGATCTTCAAACTCAACTTGATGAAGTCGTTAAGGCTAAAGAAGAAGCCGAAGCTACACTTGTAGAACTAGAAACATCTAAAGTTCAAGCAGACCGAGTTGCTAAACTTGTTGATGGTGGTATGAGTAGAGAAAAAGCAGAAGCAAAGGTTGAACTTTTTGCCAGCTTTAACGAAGCTCAATTTGAAGCTGTAGCTTCAGAACTAATTGCCGCTGTCAAAGTTCAAAAACAAGGTAATCAAACGAGCGCTCCGAGTAAGGGTAAGACTGGTATTCCTGTCAAGGGTTCCGAAGAAGAAGAAGATATTACTGTAGATGATGCTTCAGTAAACGCAGATGAATCTGTTGTTACTGATGTAGAACCTTCAGACGATCCTTCTCTTTCAGTGGATGCTTCACAAGAAAACGAAGAAGAAAAAACTGAGGCTACACGTAAGGAATTACGTATGGCACTAGCACATTATCTTCCTCATACTGGTTCTAGATTTACCCAAAATGAAGAATCCGCCGAAGAAATCGTAAACGAGTAATTTTTTGTTCAATGGAGAATTAAATAATGGCGCTCAAACCAGATCGCATCGAATTACCTGACGGTAGTCGAATTAAATACTTTATGAACGAAGTAGCCGAACGTGGGATTGTTGTAATACATGATCCTCCTGGGGGCGCAGGCATGGATAATCCAGATGCAACTGTATCTATTCCTGGCTCTGGCTCTGGCGTTCCTGCTGGCGTTCTTATGAATGATGTTGTAAACTTAAATCTTACACGTCAACACATTAACTGG